ACAAAATCGAAGAAAATTATATTCGGAGTAATTTTAATAATTGCTGTAATTGCAACTATTATAAATGTAACTTATAGCGTAGCACCAAGCACTGAAGCTGTTGAAGCTGTTGAAGCACCAATTGAAGTGGTTGAAACTGTAGAAGCTGTTGAAGCACCAATCGAAGTGGTTGAATCTTTCGAGACAATTGAATATTAAAAATTACATTTAAACTTAGTTTAATATTAATATGATATAATAATACATCTAAAAAATAAAGGTGTAACATGGATATAAACTCAGCAAAAAAAGTTATTAAAGCAGCTTGTTTAGCAGATGATACTGTAATAATTGAAGGTGTACACGGTATTGGAAAATCTGATATTGTAAAACAATTCGCAAAAGAAAATGATTATCATATTGAAGAGTTATTTTTATCACATCAAGAAGTTGCAGATTTAATTGGTATTCCTCATATGATAGAATATAACGGAGTAGCCGTAACTACCTGGTCAGTTCCAATTTGGTTACAACGAATGAATGAGGCAAATGCAAAAGGTAAACATTGTATTTTATTCTTAGATGAGTTAAATAGAGCTCCAATTGATGTAAGACAATCCGCACTTCAACTTGTTCTTGAGAGACAAATACATGAGCATAAATTACCTATATTAAACGGTGTACGAAGTACAGTAGTAGCAGCAATTAACCCAGCAGACGATTATCAAGTTGATGAACTTGATCCTGCATTATTGGATAGATTTTTACATATTAAAGTTGAACCAGATGTAAAAGCATGGTTAAATTGGGCAAGTACAAAAAATGTTAATAGAGTAATTTGTGATTTTATTACAGAATATCCAAATAGATTACATTTTACACCGATAGACGGTGGAATCGGTGCAACACCAAGATCATGGACAAAATTAGGTAATTTTATTGATTTACAAAAACAAATAGATAATGATATTTTATTTCAGATAATTAAAGGTAAAATTGGGACAGAAATTGGAGCTCAATTCTTCTCATTTCTTAGAAATTATTCAGATGTTATTAAAATAGAAGATATTGAAAATATTGTAAAAATTGAATCTAAGAATACTAATGATATTCAAGAAATTGCCGATAAGATATATATTTTAATTGAAGGCACTGAATCTATTAAAAAAACTGAACTAGCTGAACAATTAGCTGAGAAGTATATGAATAAAACTAATAAAAATATATTACCATTTTTAGCTTACCTATATTCACTTGATGTAGAAATTGCACATGGATTTTTGAAAATCTATAAATCAGATAAGTTAGATGAGTATATGCGATTAGTTGAAATTGATGATAAATTAAATGATAAAAAATTATTTAAAAAATTTGTAAAATTAATAAAATAATTTATATTAAAAATTCAATAAAAAGGAAATAATATGTTAAAAACATTTACAGAAGAAATTAAATCTTCACAAGAAGGATCATATCTAGTAAAATTTGGAGCACCTTGGTGTGGACCTTGTAAACAACTTGAAACAATTATGGAAGCAATAGTTGAAGAAGGTTATTCAGTATTTGAAGTAAATATTGATGAAGAACAAGAACTTACAAAAAAATATGAAATTAGAAGTGTACCAACTACGTTAATTTTCAAAAATAAAGAACTAGTTCAAAGAATTATTGGAATAAAATCAAAACAAGAATTAATTAATTTATTAGGATAAAAATGGAAGATATAGTAAAAAGTCAAGCAGTAAAGATAGGTGAAAAATATTATGATATCAACACTGTTACAGAATTAGCTGTAGCATTATTAAAAGATATTAAAAAAATTGATGATGAGATTAGCAGAGTTAATTTGAAACTATCTATAACAAAATTAGCAAAAATCAAATTACTAGACGAATTAACAAAAGAATTACCAAAAATGACAGAAGTACTAGCACCTGAAACTAAAGAAATAAAGGACTCTGAATGATTAATGTACCAAGTGTAATAGAAACAATAGGTCGTAGCTCACGTGCATTTGATTTACCTACAAAATTACTTCAAGATAGAATCATTTATCTTGGAGAAGACGTTAATGAGGAAACATCTAACTCTATTATAATGCAATTACTTTGGCTTAATGCAGATGCACCAGGTAAAGAAATTGATTTTTATATTAATAGTCCTGGTGGATCTGTTTATGATGGTCTTGCAATTAAAGATGTAATTGATAATTTAAAATGTAAAGTTAATACTATAGGGTTGGGAATATGTGCATCTATGGGAGCATATCTATTATCAGCAGGTACTGGTGAAAGAAAAGCAACTAAAAATTGTAGAATTATGATCCATTCAGTGTCATCAGGTACAAGAGGTACTATTCATGATATTGAAATTGATTATAAAGAAACCAAATATCTTCAGGATAAATTGATGCAAGATATCACTGATTTTTCCAAAGGTAAATCTTCATTAGAAACAATAATAGAGAAATCACAAAGAGATTGTTATATGTCACCAGAAGAAGCTATTGAATTAGGATTGATAGATATTAGAATATAAATAATAGAAAAAGAGGTAATATAATGGGAAATTTCAGAGATATACTTGAATCACTAGATGTGGATTTTCAAAAAAGAGATGATGAGCTTGATGAAACTGTTTCTGTACAAGATTATGTTGATAATAGACTTGCAACTGAATTTAAGAAAAATGGATTTAATTTAACTAAAAATAGTTTTACTAAAAAAATGGGATATAGTGTTTGGTCTCTTGAAGATAATTACGAAGTAATCAATGATGGCGTTGGTATTAAAATAAAAAAAGATGGTAAAGAGATAGAATATTTCGATAAACCAAAATTAAGTTATAAAGATGCTGTTGAATTTCTTTCTAAAGAAATTATGAATGAGTCTAAAAAACTTCAAAAACTTCAACCAAAAGATTTTAAAAAAGGTGATAAAGTAAAATGGTCATCAGCTTTTAATTCATCTGAAAATGATATGGAAGGTGAAGTTATTGGATTTAAAGATCACGAAGATTATAAAAACGGTTATTTAATAATTAAAGGTTCTGATAAAAAAGAATATAAAAAAATCTTCAGTGGTGTAGTTAGAGTTGATGAAGCTGTTATCCAATCACAAGTTCAAAAAGTAAGAGGTGTTCTTGGTAAACCTTCTTCAACTAGTTTAAGAGGAAATGCGGAAATAGCTGTTTGGAAATTTAAAGATGGATCATATATTGAAGTAGATGACAGAGAAACTAGAATTTATTATATGGATAAGAATAGAGGTGTTATTGATGTATACCTAACTGCTAATAAAATGAAAACAGCACTATTTCAAAGTGGATTATTAGAATCAACTGAAGATTTGATGGAATAATTGATAAAGAAGATTAAGAAATATAATAAAAGAAGACATGGTATACAAACCAAATTTGATATAAAGGAATCGAGAAATCGGTTCCTTTTTTAGTTTAATCTTAGTTTAAACTTATTTAGATATAATACATTATGAATAAATCTAAAATAAAGGAAAGATATGGAATTATTTGAAAGTGCATGGAAAGATGGATTTAAATTCTTTAAAAGAGAATTTAATAAAGAGACAAAAAAATCTTCAAAAGTAGAAATAAAAACAAAATACGAATGGTATATTCCTCTATCAACAGGAAAGTATGAATTTATTTTAGATCCTACGATTAAATTAGAAAAGATAGAATCATTTGATGTGAGGAGAGGTAGAGATGAGTATGGTTTTCTTGATCCTATATATAAGAATATAAGAGAAAATCATTGGAATAAAGATTTATATAATCAAAATCCCCATATTTGGTATCTAGATATAGAAACTAGATCTGGTCAGGTGAGTAAAGGGTTTCCTGTTCCTGAAAAGGCTGCTGAACAAGTTTCACTTATTCAGATATTTGATAATTATAATGAAACAATGTTTATTATAGGTTTAAAAGATTGGAAACATGAAAATGATTTTGAATTTAATTATAAAGTAAAGTATTTAAAATGCACAGATGAGGTTCATTTATTTAAAGTATTTTTTGAATTATTTAAAAGACTGGATCCTTTGATTGTTTATGCTTGGAATGGATCCAGATTCGATTTTCCATATTTAATGAATAGAAGTACAAAATTAGGTTTCGAGTTGAAAAACTTCTCTAATTATGGTAATTCTTATATAACAGAAAAAGAATTTAATGGAAATATAGAGTTTAAAATAAAAATCGATGGCCATTTTTTCTTGGATCTTATGGATGTTTATAAAACATTTGTATATAAAGCAAGATCTTCATATTCATTAGATAATATTTCACAACTCGAGCTTGGAAAAACAAAAATACAACATACAGAGTATGCTGCTTTTGATGATTTCTATACTGGAAAATATATTATTCCACTGAAACCAACAGATGAGCAAAAAAACTCAAAAATTTATAATGAAGCAATAAATGGAAATTGGGATGAAGTAAAAGAATTAGCACATAGTGAGTTTGTTTACTATGGTGCAACAGATACATATCTTATCAAGATGATAGATGATAAATTAAAATTTACTTCTCTGTTAACTATGATTGCTGATAAAATGGGAGTATTGATTTCTGATACTATGAGTACAGTTAAACCGTGGACACATTTTATTGGTAATAGAGCTATTCAGAATAATAAAGTTATGCCACCAAGAAAAGAAAGAGACGATTCACCTCATATAGTTGGTGGTTATGTAAGAGACCCACAAATCGGAAAACAGAAATGGGTTATTTCAGCCGATGTTAATTCAATGTATCCTCTTTTAGGAATGGTTGGTTTTAATAATTCACCAGAAACTTTTGTTGCTATCAATAAACTAGAGCCTGATTTAAGAGATATAATTTTAACATATTTTAATGACCAAGATGAGGCAAGAAGATTTGAGATTCCTGAAGATAAATGGTTATTAACTGAGGAATTATTGAAAAAATATAACTTATCACTAGGAATAAATGGTGCATTGTTTACAAGAGACTTTAAAGGAATGATTCCAGAATTAGTTCAAGAGATATATGACACCAGAAAAGATTTTAAAAAGATAATGTTTAAATATCAGCAACAAAAGGTTCTAATTAATGAAATATTAAAAGAAAAGATAGTATAATTGCAAAAGGAATTAATAATGAATTTAAAAAATGTACTTGAATATGATGAAAATGAATTAAGAAATCTTAATATAGAGTCACTTAATAAACTTCTTAAAGAGGCTGAAATGATGGAATCATTATATGAGGTAAAACAATTAGTTAATAAGAGGTTAATGAATGCTTTATATGGAGCTTTAGGAAATGCAGCATTTCCATTATTCAATGAAAAAATGGCAGCTGCTATCACCGGAAACGGAAGATTCTTTATTAGGAACCTTTCTAATTTTATAGAGAACCGTTTACAGTCTTTAAAACCATCTAAAATACCATATATTATCTACAACGATACTGATTCCGTGTACTATCATATTGAACCTTTTATGAATATATATATTGAAAAAAACCCACATTTGGAAATTGGACAGTATGTTGATTGGGCTGATAAATTTGAAAAAAAAGTAATTCAACCAGTAATCGTTGAAGCTATAGATGATTTTGCAAAAAAACTAAATGCATTCAATAAAAAATCAATTTGGGCAGAAAGAGAAATTATTTCAGATAGTGCTGTTTTTGTTTCTAAAAAGAAATATTTTGCAAGAGTTAGAGATGCAGAAGGAACAAGATTTCCTGATAATGATCCATATATTAAAGTAATGGGATTAGAGTTAGTTAAAAGTTCAACACCAAAATGGTCACAAAAAAGACTTAAACAGTCAATTCCTGTATTCCTAGATAAAACAGAAAGTGAAGCTAAAGATTGGCTTAAAGAAATAAAAAAAGAATTTTTATCTGCAGATTTAATAGACCTTTCAAGTGTATCCAGTGTATCTAAGATGGATTATAATTTAGGAGATAAAGGAATACCAATTGGTTCTAGAGCAGCATTAATTCATAATAAATATGTTGAAAAAAATAATCTAACTTCAAAATTTGAAACTATAAAATCTGGTGATAAAACAAAGAGATTATTCTTAGTTAAAGGTAACCCATTTAATTCAAATATTGTTGCTTTTACAAATGACCAGTTCATTGAAGAAGTTAAAGATTATATTGATTATGATGAGATTTTTTTAAAGAATTTTTTAAATCCTTTGGAAATTATGGCTAAATCACTTAAATGGAATTTATTAAATGAAACAGAAAACTTATTAGAGGAATGGTAAAATGGAATTAGAAAAATTACAAGAATCGAGACAGAAAAACTATGGTTCTTTTGGAGACCAGATAAAATTAGTAGAAGAAGTTATTAACTTATTAAAAAAAAGAAATATTCAGGTAAATGGTACTCTTGAATTTCCCCCTGGATTTGAAGTTGCATTATTTTATATGGTAACAAAATTAGTAAGATTAGCAGCATCACCATCACACGATGACAGTGCATTAGATCTAAGTTCTTATGCAAACTTATGGTACAAAGAAATAATTGAAAATTCAGATAATGGTGTAATTAATAATTTTTAAGTAAAAATATAATATAATAAAGAAAAAAAGGAAAGATATGAAATTATTTGATTTAAGAACAGGTTTGAAAGAATTAAGGAAAAACCTTTATTATAATGGGTCTCCAATTAAAACTGCAAAATGGCAAGGTATTGAAAACCCACCCGAATTTCATGAGATAATACATGCATCTATTAAAATAGAAATGTCACAATCTAAGGAAGATGCTGCTGAGCTCTGTAATCCTAAGTTACCTTGGGCAGATGAACATTTTGAGGAAAGAGTTTCTGGAGAACCATTAAATCCACCACCAAGTCATAAAAATTGGTTAAGAGGAAATGAGGAATATATGAGCGGTGAGAGTAATAAATTCTCTCATTCATATCCAGAAAGATTCTGGTCAAAAACTTTACATTCCGGTATCAGATTTCCAATCGGTGATCTTAATGATATTGTAACAATCTTAAAAGATGATATGTATTCTAGACAGGCTTATTTACCTATATATTTTCCTGAAGATTTAGGCGCTAGTGTTTTAGGTGAAAGAATACCTTGCACACTAGGTTATCAATTTATAGTGAGAGATGGAAAATTAGATGTTTTTTATCCAATGAGAAGTTGTGATGTTCTAAGACATTTACACAATGATTTATATATGGCAAATAGATTGGCTATTTTTGTAAAAGAAAAAGCACAATTAGATGTTAAAATCGGAACATTACATTTTGTTGCTACATCATTACACTGTTTTACAAATGACAAGAATCCACTTTTGAAATCAATTAGCTGATAAGTAATTTAAACTTAGATTAAACATAACTTGATATAATATAAAAAATTAACAGAAAAGGAATAATATGAAAGAATTTGAAGAAGTACGGGAATGGAAAGAAATCAGAGGTATTGGTGCTGAAAATGGTTTATCTTTAGATAAAAGATTACAGTCACAATTCCAAAGGGTTCAACAAGAAGTTACTGAAATACACGAAGCAATTGTTCTTGAGGATTGGGATGAATTTATAGATGCAATCGGTGACAGTATTGTAACATTAATTAATATTGCCGGTATAAAAGGACTAAAAGCTGAAGATTGTCTAGCTAAGGCATTTAGTGTAATAAAATTAAGAAAAGGCCTTACAAGACCATCAGGTGAT